GAATCGCTCGGGCGGAGGGATGCTGCCGAGTCCGAGAAGGAGCTGCGTGAGAAGGCTCGCTCTCTCCGCTTCGCGAACGCCCGCTTCGACGGCGTGGATCGCACGCTTGTCGGAGACCCTGTTCCCGGGCGCGCGCTGGACTCCGACGACGACGGTTTCGCGCTCGTCCTCTTCACGGTGTGCGCGACGTTCGCGGCAATCGTCGGGCTTTGGATGGCGTTCCGATGACGTTGATTCACACAGGATGCGGCCTCGCTGGCCTCCGCTCGCTGGACGCCGGAAGTGTGGACCTCGTGTTCTGCGACCTCCCGAGCGGAGAGACGCGGGCGCACTTCGACAACCCGATTGACCTCGATGAGTTCTGGGCTGCAGCGTGGCCCGCGCTCAAGCCGAGCGGGGCGGTGGTGCTGATGGCGTCCTCGCTTCGGTACGCGGCGCAGGTCATCGCGAGCGAGGCGAAGTACTACCGCTACGACGTGGTGTGGGAGAAGGAGCGCGCGTCCGGCTTCCTCAACGCTGCGCGCATGCCGCTCCGGGCCCATGAGTTCCTGCTGGTGTTCTACAGGGCGCTGCCCACCTACAACGCACAGCACACGTCAGGCCATACGCCAGTCAACTCCATACGAGCCTCCGGCGTTCGTTCATCGAACTATGGCGATTACGAGCCCACGGGCGACAGGCCAGGAGGATCCACCGACCGCCATCCGCGCTCCGTGGTCCGCACCAAGACTGTGGACAACAAGGCAGGCTGCGGGCGCCGCCACCCCCAGCAGAAGCCGATCCAACTCCTGCAATGGGTCGTCAAGACCTACACGAACGAGGGCGATCTCATCGCTGACCCTTGCGCGGGGAGTGGCAGCATGGGAGTCGCCGCCATCGGACTGCGGCGCGAGTTCGTCGGGTGGGACTTCGAGCCGAAGCCGCCGAGCGCGGTGGATGTGGGGTTGTTCGGATGAGCGAGCCTCAGACGTGGAAGTGCGGGCACGCAGCCTTCGTGAACGCCTGGCGGTCCTCGGACAGCCTGGAAGAAGTCCACGCGAAGACCGGACTCCAGCCCCGTAGCGCATCGAGGCGCGCGAGCAGGTTGAGGCGGAAAGGCATCGACCTCGACCACATGCACCAGCGGAAGGGGCGCGAGACTCTCAAGACAGGCGACATCGTGAGACTCGACCGGAAGACCGGGCGCGTCGTGATGTCCGAGCACGCGACCGGAATGTGCGTCATCGCATGGACCGACGGAACGACAAGCAAAGCAACGCGCAGAGGCGCGATCTACGTGGAGAAAATCGGATGAGCGAGGAAGAAACAGCCCCGGTGAAGCACCCGAACATGGCAAGCGCGATTCTCGGAGTCATGCGCGATGTCGGGTACGTGTTCAAGAGTGGCAAGATCAAGATCGGCGGCTCCTACTCGTTCGCGGGGGAGACGGACCTGCTCCGCGCTCTGCGCCCGGCGATGATCATCCACGGCCTGTGCATGGTCCCGGTGGGCTCCATCATCGACCCCATCCACGAAGAGGTGACGAACCGCAACGGCAAGTCCATCGCGCGCACCGTCCGCGTGGTTGCCACGTACCGGCTCATGCACGAGTCCGGCGAGCACGTTGACCTGCAAGTCGCTGGCGAAGGGCAGGACCGCGGCGACAAGGCGACGGCGAAGGCCAACACCATCGCGCTCAAGTACGCGCTGCGGCAGGCGTTCCTGATTGAGACGGGCGACGACCCCGACAAGGTGCGGCCGGAGTTTGACGGGGGCGGGAATCATGGCGGCACGCGCAAGCCCGACCCCGCGAAGCGGACCCACGGATTCATGCTCCTCACCGCAGGAAGCAAGGACGCCTATTCCGTCGATGATGTAGGGAGCATGCTGACCGAGATGTTCGGCGCAGTCGGGAAGAATGGCCCGCCAAAGGCCGCTATCGACTTCGTGCAGAAGACTGCGCGACTCGACATCAGCCAGATGATGGACATGGCAGACGCGCGGGCGATGGTCGCCGGGGCTCTGCGTGAAGAGTGGGGCAAGCGATGAGCGATCAGGACGAAGACAAGCCCGACTGTGTTCGGTGCGAGGGCGCGGGGTTCTTTGAGGATGGGTATGGAGGTGAGAAGCCATGCAGGGACTGTGGCGGGACGGGAAAGTCCGATGAGTGACCGACCATCCACCGCCCAGATCGCGGCCCGGTGCGCCTACGTGCTGGACCTTGAGACCCGATGGGGCATCGCGTGCGCAGAGGGCACGGAAGAAGCCGACGCGCGCGCTGATGGGCTGGAGAAGGAAATCCGCGCATGGTGGGCAGCCCTGGAGTTGGACACCATCGACAAGGCGCGGGCTGCCCTGTTCGTGCGCGCTGAGAAGAAGGGCGCGCTCGTGGGGCTGGAGGCTACGAAGAAGGCGCTCATCGGACCTGTGGCGGCTCGCATCAAGCGGGCGAAGGATGCGATCGAACGCATCGAAGGCTACGTCCTGCCGGAGTTGGTGCGCGTGGAGCGCGAGCGAGTCGGGTACGTGCCGGGGGGCGACGTGCCGGACGTGAAGATCAAGACCGAGCTCGGCAACGTCACGCTTGAGAGGGCGGGCAGCCCTGCTCTTGTCGGTCCGCACGACGCAGCCTTGTGGCCCCTCAACTTCACGGAGCCGAAAGCGCTCACGGCGAAGGCAAAGAAGTACTTCAAGGAGCACCCCGAAGAGATGGAAGCCCACGGGTTCTCGTGGAGCAACGCAGAGTCAATCAGAGTCCGCTGAGGCGGCGAGGAGAAGAGCATGGCAATCACAATCGCATTCACAGGGAACCTCGGTTCCGATCCCGAAGAAGCGCAGAGCGGCGCCGGACCCGTGCGCCTTTCCGTGGCTGGCTCGTCCGGCTGGGGTGAGAAGAAGAAGACGCACTGGTTCCGCGTGAACGTCTGGGGCAAGACCCGCGAGTACGCACTGAGCGCGCTCCGTAAAGGCGACATGGTGAACATCGTCGGGCGGTTCTCCGTTGACGAGTGGGAAGGCCGGGACGGTGGCAAGCGGACGACCCTTGAGGTTGACTGCACCGAACTGGAAGGCCCGTTCAAGCGGCGCCCGCGCGACGAGGGCCAGCAGGGCGGCTACTCGCGGTCCGGCGACCGCAGCAAGCCCAGCGGCGGCTATGGCGGCGGGTACACGGGAGGCGGAAGCGCGAAGCACGTCCCCGACGCTGGCGGGTATGGCGGGACGCAGGAGAAGGTCCCGCACCCTGACGATGACAACATCCCGTTCGCGTTCGATGAACTCGACGGCCCGAACGCGGACCTGACCTGACACCACACGGCCCCGGCGCAATCCAGCCCGGGGCCACACCCGAAGCCGAAAGGCCGGGAGGAGGGCGAGAGAATGAGCGAGACCTTCACGATCCCCGGCCCACCGGCAGGCTGGCGAACCCAGCACAGTGGGCGGCACGTCGGCAAGGGCAAGGTCATCGTCACCACGCGACTGGCAGACCCGGGGGACGGGTGGCAGAAGGCGGCGATTGCTCGCCTCCGATTTGCCTACCGCGGCAAGCCGATGACGGGCCCGCTCAGAATCCGCGTGGATGGCGTCTACCCGCGTCCAAAGCGCCTGGACTGCCCCCACGTTCGGGCGTGCTCTTGCGGGCCTGAGATGCTGACAGGGGAGGCGCAGTGGTTCACATCGACCCCTGACGCCACGAACGTCCACAAGTTGGCAGAGGACGCGCTTGTTAAGGCTGGAGTCATCGAGGACGACCGGCTCGTCTGCGACTACGGCGGGTCCGCGAGGTACGCCGCGAAGGGTGAAGACCCGCACGTGAGAATCACAATAGGCGCAGCGGAACCGCTGGCCGGGAAGGGGCGAGATGATTGATTTGGAAGCGATTGAGGCTGACGTGGAGGGCGCTACCTCCTGCATTATTGCGGTGACCAGAGACGGTGAACCCGGCTGGGGGTTGCTCACGGGGACGACCCTGCTCATCTTGCCCATGCTGCCAGCCGCGCTCACGTTTCCCGACGTGCCCGCACTGTGCGCCGAACTCCGCGCCCACCGCGACGCCCTCGACCGCATCGAGAACGCCATGCGCACGCTCACAGTCGGGGCAGGCTCCATCGAGATGAAGGCGAAGATTCGCGGCATCATTGAGGGGGTGAGGGGATGACCCGCGCCGACATCATCCACGCCCTCGCCATGCTCCCCCGCCGCGAGTCCATCGACATCCTCATGGACGCGGACAGGGAGCGCGAGGCGATGGAGCGGGCCGAACGCAGGCAGGCGCTTATCGCGGACGAAGAGACCGCGAGCGACGGCGCTGTCAACCGCGCCACGGTCATCTCCGTGTGCTGCGATGTCTTCGGCGTGACCGAGGACGAGTTGCGCGGGAACGAGCGATACAAGGCCGTGTGGGAGGCGCGAGCGTGCTGCTACGTGCTGATGCTTGACCTTCTCGACATGCTGCCCCGAGAGGTCGCTGACGAACTCGGGCGCGAGCGGAGCACCATCGTCAAGGTCGCGAAGAAGGCGCGCACGTCGGACTCGGTGAAGTCCCAGCGCGCACGGTCACTCGCTGTTGACGCGGTGGCGGCATGACCCTCACGGCCCACCACGGCGACGGCCTCGCCATCTACCCGACCCTGCCCGCGGACGCCTACACGCTCATCGTCTCGGACGGCGCCTACGGTATCGGCGGATTCCCCGGCGACCCGAAGTCCCCGAAGGGTCTGGCCGACTGGTACCGGCCCCACCTTGAGGCGTGGGACCGTCTCGCGGCTCCGTCGTCGTCGCTGTACTTCTGGTGTACGCCCGAGGGTTGCGCGCGGATGCTGCCCGAGGTGGAGGCGCACGGGTGGCGTCTCTACTCCATCGTGCGTTGGCACAAGGGGATGGCGGCGCTCGCTGGCCGTCTCGACTCCGAGGCAATCCGAGGCTGGCCGGTGTCGTCCGAGGACTGCTACTTCTTCACCCGCGAAGCCGTGGACATCAGCACGATGGCGGCGGATGTCATCTACCGGGACCTTGACGCGAAGCGGCGCGACTCTTCCGCGCCGGTCCACATGCGGGCCGAGAGAGAGGCGGCAGGGGTGACGCGGCGTCAGGTCGCCCACTACTTCCCCAGCGCGTCAGGCGGGCTCACAGGGTGCGTGACGAATTGGGAGGAGGGTTACAACTTCCCGACGTGGGACATCTGGCAGAGGTTCGCCGCAGCACTCAAGTCGGTCAGGGGAGGCTGTTCTAGCCCCCGAAGAACAGGGCGAGCGATAGCGAAGCAGCAGGAGGAAGGACGCGAGGAAAACTGCTCTCTAAGGACTACGTACATTTGCGCCGTGACACAGGTACGGATTACGTACATAATGCCCGGGAATGCGAGGTGTCTGTTTTGGCGAAGTCCCAGCGGTTTGAGATGCGTGTTACCCCGAGGTGGAGGCGAGAGGTTCGGGAGGCCAGAAAGCGCCTGCGGATGTCGTCCGACTCGGACTTCGTGTTCCTCGCTACTGAGGAGGTCGTCACTGGTCGCGTGATTCCGGTCGCGTGGGTGGAAGAGGCTTTGTCGTACATCGACGATGTCGCGGAGCATCTGAAATCAAGCGGGGTCAAACGGAACCGCATCCTGGCTGAGAAGTTGGAGGACGCGGCCCATTGCCTCAGTTCCGCCAGAGACGGGGAGTTGCCGGAGGATTCGGTGTGGCCGAACTAGACGAGGACTTCCGCAGGCCATCGTGGTTTGACGGTCGGCGCGGCTCGACATCGGTGCTTGCTGCTCGCGCTGCTGTCGTCAAGGCGCTCGAAAACGAGGGGATGAAGACCCCGGCAGACGGCGCGGCTATCGCCCGCCTCTCTCGGCGCCTCTGTGAACTAGACGAAGCCCTCGGGCTGGAGGAGGAGAGATGATTCACCCGTGGAAGATAAGCCCCGACCCTGAGACCCGTGCGACGGTCGCGGCCAGTGATGCGCAGATGAGCGCGCAGTACAGGGTGAGGGACGCCGAATTGCTGCTGGAGCGTGCGCAGGCCGCGCTCCAGATAGCCACGTCCACCTTCTATGCGGTGGAGAAGGCTGAGTGCGAGCGCATCGAGGCCGAGGCAGCGGGTCCGACCCCATGACCTACGCGATCACCATCGAGACGACGCCCGAGGCCAGGCACTGGCGGTGCGAGGGGTGGACGGTGACGACGTGGAAGGATGGCTCCATCGACATCATCGACCCGACCGAGGGGGAGTTGGGGGTTATCACTGAGGTGGACGCATATCCCGACGCCTTGAGGGTGCTCGGCTCAGAACAGGGCCCGTACCACGACGCCCCAATGCGCGTCACCATCCCCCTCCCGGTGCTGCGCGAGCTCGTGCGACTGATGGAGATGCAGGCCGAGAGGCACCTGCGCGCCCTCGCAGGAGAGAAGCCATGACCAAAGTGATTCTCCACGGATTCGACGAGCACTGGAACGAAGTGTCTGAGACGCTCGAACTGCAAGGCCCACGCCCCGTCGAGAGCGCACATAGATACACATGGGCCGAGAGGCCCTTGATGAGGTTCACGGGCGAGAACTTCGGGACCATCAGCGTGAGCAGGCGTCCGCTCCGCCCGAAGCCGTACAGGCGCGGACTCACGAAGTCGCAGAAAAAGAGCAGGCCATGACCCCGGCTGACATCGAGAAGGCGGCGCGGGAGGCTCTTGAGGCTGTCGCCTACCGGGAGTTCGGGAACGGATTGCCAGTGCTGACAGATGAAGAGGAGGCCGCCCTTCTCGCCCTAGCGGACTCTCACGCCGAGATGCTGGCCGAGAACGCGCGGCTGAGGCGCGATTACGGCGAGGCGTGTGACGCGATTGAGGATGCCGTAGCCGGTTAGTTTCCCACTATCGCAAAACTCCCCTTGCGCCCGACTTTCCCGATAGTGTAAAACTACCGCAGAGCGGGGGCGAACCCCGCGGAGGAGGAGAGCGACATGGCCCGAGACTCAGCGAACAAGTGCCCCTTCTGCGGCAAGACCTCGCCCGCCGAGGACGCGCACCTCCCGAAGTCGCACAAGCCGACGTGCAGCAAGCGCAAGGCTTTGGGGCGGAGGGCAGCGTCCACTGACCCTATCGACCCGCGCGTCTGGGAGTTCCTGCGGGACCACACGGACTTCCGTCGGTGCATGGAGGAGGCTGCCTTCTTCGCTGGTTGCGTCCGGGCAGACGGAATGATGGGCTTGGCGAGAGCTACTCAGCGAGCCAGTCGCAGGGTCGATCACTTCCGAGCCCGTGCCCGCGCGTGTGTGCGCGAGGCTGTCGAGGCGTACCGATGAACCTGAACGACAAAGTATGGGTAACGCTCACTGCGGCGGGAGCGGCCACCCTCAACGCGAGGAGCCGTGAGAGCAACGCGATGATTGGAAAACCCGGGGCGTTCAAGACAACGCACGCAGAGGGTGACGAACACCACACGCAGATGTGGATCCTGATGAAGACGTTCGGGTCGAGTATCAGCATGGTCAGTCCCACGCCGTTTAAGGGAAACGAGGTGCGCCTTGACCCCTGACCCCGAGTACTACGCGCCCCCCGAGGCGCACGAGCCTTACCAGATGGCGGAGCCTGTCCGGCGCCGCGTGACCCTGCCCGAGTTGCCCAACGAGGAGCCAGAGGGTTGGGACGGCGATGAGGGCGACGACCCGTGGCCCGAGGATGACTTCGTGCCGCTGTTGAGGGGGAAGTGATGAACTGGAAGCCAGCCCCTACGCCGCGGATTGACCACGAAGCCGCGAGGTGTGCGCGTGAGGCGCATGCTCGCATGCACCGCGCTCAGCGACTTCGCGACTACACCACCGAACAACTCCGCGCCGAACTCGCAAGGCGCGAGCGATGACCGGGCGCCCCGCCATCCCCGAGAACGCCGTGCGCAAGGCTCGCGGTGTCGGGTTCTCGGACGCGGAGTACGCGGCTGTGACTGAGCGCGCTACCGAGCTCGGAGTCCCCATCGCGGTCTACATCCGCTGGATGTGCAAGATGCCAATCGCGCCGAAGTGGGCCGCTGTGCTCGCTGGGCGGAGGAGATAGAGATGGACGAATCGACCACCCTCGCCGCGACCCCGGCGATTATTGCCGACTATCAAGGCCCGTGCGAGGTCGAGACCGCCTCCGTCTGGCGCAGGAACGCGATTGTGATGGAGTCTGGCCGCCCTGTGTTCGCGTGGGGCAAGAACGCACACATTGCCGCCATCCGCCTCGACCTCTCCCCGCTCCCCAGCGGCAACCCCTCGCCCGCGTTCTGGCACGTGGGGGCGCTGGTGTGTCGAAAGGTGGGGCTGGACCCGTCGGGTGGGTTCGTGCTGGTGCAGGCGTCGGCGTGGTGGGAACTGCGCTCGTCGGATGGCATCGTTCACTTCAGCGAGCACCCGCTTAGGTTCTTCGCGCGGTCGCTGAACGTCACTCTGCCCGACCTCCCCACCGACCCTCTCGCCTACCCCGCCGCCCTCTGCGCCATCGCGCGCGCAGTTCTGGAGTTGTGATGCGACCGCCCAACGAAAGCACCCGCGAGGCAATCACTCGCATTCTCGGCGCCGCTGGGCCCAACGGGTTGACCGTGAGCGGGATTGAGTCGGCAGGATGGCCTCACCTTCCACAGCGGAACGCCATCAGGACCACGCTGAAGAGGATGAGCGGGGTCGAGCAGGTCGGCGTCCGGCATGCGCGTGGGGGTCGCCCTCACCTTGTGTGGCGCGCTGCGCTTGGGGCGGTGTCCACATGACCACCGACGACATCCAATTGGCGCGCAGTTCTGGAGTTGTGATGAGTGGACCAGTCTTCTGGAATGAACTGCCCCTGACGGAAGCACAGGAGCGCCGCAGGGCCTCTGTCGCCCGCAGGCTAAACAGGGCCCTCGCTGACCTCGTGGCGCTGGCTGTTGACGCTGGGTGCGAGTCGCCATCCTTGTACTACGAATGCGAGGGTTCTCTTAGCGTGTTCGATGATGCGCGAGGCGATACCGGGGCCGGCTCGGCGGTCGATAGGCAGAACAAAGTGGCACTGGCCGTCAGTGTTGGCATGCGCCCCCGGCTGGATTGCGGGGCGTGGTGATGACCCCCGACGACATCGAATTGGCCCGCGAGTTGGTCGCGCTGGAGTGCTGGGAGTGGCCGACCGTCCCAGCCGACTCCCAACTCGTGCCGCCGCAGTTGCCGTGCCGCACGGGCGTCGAGTTGGACGGCGAGTGGTTCTGGCTGGACGACGTGCCGCATTCTCGACTGCCCGACACTGAGGCGTGCATCCGGGTAGGCAACGCAGCCATCCGCATCCCCGACATCACCCACGCCCTCACCAAAGGCTGGCTCCTCCACATCGCGCGGAAGGTGCTCGACGCGAACGTCTACGCGCAGAAGGTCGGTTTGCTGTGGGGCGTCATGCGGCCCGGCAAGGGGGTACATCCGTCTGGGTGCATCGCACAGGCGACCACCGAACACGCGGCCCTAGTCGCCGCCATCAAGGCCGAGGTGGAGGGGTGAGGGCACCTTACGACGTGGGGCGCTTGTGGGGCGTGCCGTTCCAGTATCTAGAGCGCGTGCCGGAACTAGGCATCAACGCGCCGCGCGGCTGGGTGGTGACGAAGCGCAGGGGGTGGTGGGTTCAACTCAGCCGAGAATTAGAAGTCGAGTGCGATGAGAAGGGCCGAATCGTAGGGGGCGCAGACGCTGACGTGCAGCGTCGCCTCTATGCGGCAGCCGACAATCTAGGCGGGCGCGGCGAGTACAGGCTGTCCGACGAGGTGCTGGCAGAGGCGGCGCCGCTGTGGTGACTAACTGGCTTATCCTCACCGGCCCTCTCGGGCCTCACGCGATCCTGCCAGGCGTAGGCTCCGTGTTCCTCGGTGCGGACGCGCTTGAGGTCTTCGGCCTCGCGATTGTCCCGCGCGCTGTGATGGATGAGTTGTACCGTTTGGAGGGAGAGACCGAGTGACCCCACCATGGCTCGTGAACACCCGCAAGGGCGCCGCACTCGGACACGTCCGCGACGGGAACAAACCCGCGCTGGACGCGCTGCTCGCTCGCGCCGCGAATGACGGCACAGAGTCCGCCATCCTCGCGCACCTGAAGGAGAGGGAACCCGCGCTGTCGTTCGCCATGGTGGAGGCTGGGGTTGGCAGATGGGGTGCCGCCCCGTGGCAGCAAGCGGTGATGAACGACGAATCTGGCAGGGTGCTCGTTCGGGGCGGGAACAAGATCGGCAAGACCGCCGTAATTAGCGAGTCGTTGGCCCTGTACTTCGAGGGCAGGCATCCAGTCTGGAAACTGCCGGTGGGCCGACCCGCCTCCGTGCTCTACATCGCGGCAGACCTGAAGAACGTGTACGGCAAGGACGTGTGCAGGCGACTGCATGAGTTCATCCCCGAGAGCCGATGGGCACCGGGCGTCACGTGGTCCCGCCAAAAGGGGTTCATGTTCAAGGGCGGGCGAGCCTTTGAGCACGTGGACGGTCACGAAATCATGTTCGGCTCTGGCACGCAGGACGGCGCTGCCTTGACCGGGATGAGCGCGGACGTGGTGATCATCAACGAGCCACCCATCCAGCACCGCTGGGGCGAAATCATGCGCGCGGCTGCCGAGTGGGAGGCGCCCGCGCTTGTCGGTTTTACCCCGATCGACAGCCACGGCGTGTCTCGCAACATCGTGTGGCTCAAGAACATCGTGGAGGGCACGCCCAGCGAGGCCGAGGCAGACGAGCGATGGCAGCAGCACGTGATTCACTTGTCAGAGGCCAACGCCCCACACAGGACGCCCGAGAGCATCGCGCAGCAGATCGCAGACATGCCACACCACGAGAGGCAGCAGCGTCAGTTCGCGGATTGGGAGGGACCAGCGCCACTCCGAACGCTTCGATCCTTCGGGCCCAGCAACGTGTTCGACTTCGTTCCGGGTCAGTGGGACATGCTCCCCGACTACAACAAAGACCACGACCTCTACTTGCGGCTGTCCGCGGACCACGGCGAACTCGAAAAGAAGGAGGTTTGGGGCCTCATCGCGTACCAGACCGCCGAGGGTTCCCGGGCGTGGGCTTTGGACGAGTACGTGGCAGACGGCGCCACCTCGTTCCTCACGGACGCTCAAGGCGTGCTCGCGATGCTGGCGCGACATGGCCTGAGTTTCGGCGCGATTGACGAGGCATTCGGGGATACGAACTCCGCGGGCAAGTCGCATCTGAAGAAGATGAACCAGGTGTTTGAGGCCGAGTTCAAGGCGTTGACAGGCATTCACCTCCGCATCCAGAACGCGGCGAAGGGTCCGGGCTCGGTCGGGATGGGGACCATCAACCTGAACAACGCATTCGCGACCAACCGCCTGTGGATTTCGGTCCTCGCGGCTCAGTTGCGTCGGTCGTGTGACCGCTGGGACGGGCGCCCGAAGGATGAGAATAAGGACGCGGTGGATATGCTCCGCTACGGTGTCAATGACCTGTTCGCGCCTGTCCGGGGCAACGTGCGACGGATTGCGAGAGGGTGAGCGAGACCCATGGGCGCATACGACATTGCATACAGCGAGCGCGGAAAGGTGGCTGTGTTCCTCGGCAAGCGCGGCATCCACCGTCGTTGGGGGTTCGGCACGCACACCGACGCTTCAGCCTGCCCTCCTGCCGAGTTCGATAGCGACCACCTTCTCCTCGCGATGCTGGCGAAGTACGGCGATGTGACGGTGACGATCGATGATGCTGTCCCGATGAACTACTTCGGAAAGCCGGGCGAGCCTGATGGTTGGCCGTGGGACCCGCACAACGACCCAAACAGTGATTGGGTGCATGTGGACTACGACCGCGACCCCCACGCAGTAGAGGCCCGCATGGGGCGCGGATTTGTGACCGAGATGTCGCTTCGGCGCGCCCTTGAGAGCAAGACGATGCGCGCGCCCACATCCGCCGCGCTCCCGGTGACTGCCGCTCTTGTCGAGGCGCTGGGCGGCCAAGAGGCGACGGACGCTGCGGCGATGGCGAACGGCTACCCGGGCATCATTATCTACGGAGGCAAGCGGCCGGACACGTGCGACTGCCCCGGATGCAATGTCGAGTACGACGCTGATGTCGTCTGCGGGGATGATAAGTGGCGCGTGTGCGAGGAGCACTGCGACTGGATTCCTGAGAGGCTGTCTGCGGAGTTAAAGGCGAGGAGCGAGACCCATGAGACGACGTGACTTCCTCAAGAGCGTGCTTGCCGTGGGCGCTTCGGCGGCGTGTGCTGCCGTGTTCCCTGTGCCTCAGATTGGCGGGCCGCTGTTCCGCGAGGGCGGATTGCTCAGGTGGGCGATACCGGCGAACCCTGATGGGCTTCTCGCTCGGATACGCGAATACGAAGCGATGGCCCTCCGCGTCATCGCCATCGACAACCGGGACCTGTATGGACGCTGACCCCCACGCCAGAGTGAACGCGCGCCTGCGCGAGAACGGGACGCGCGCTGATGTCGGGTTCAACTACACGCCGACGGAGGCAGTTCGAAGGGCGACGGAGCCCGCTCTGGGCTTGCCCGAAGACGTGGCGAGGTATGAGCACGATGACGCCATAATCAACCCGCCGAGCAAGCCCCGCGCGAAGTCGCGGAGAGGGGCGGGGAAGTGAGCGAGCGATGGAGCGAGGTGACCGACTGGCCCGACGGCTTCAGCGAGTGCAGCGCGCACAAGCGGCTAGATGTCCAGTGGAAGACGTACCCGCCTGACGGCTTCCCGTTGACGTTCGGGCGCGCCAACCATCGGCCGCTACCGTGCCCGTCCTGCTTCCCCGCGTGGGAAGACGACTACCTTGAGCGGCAGGCGGACGCAGGCGGGCCCGTAGGCGTCAACGGGCGGGAGTTCGCCGTGCAACCCGACGGCTCGTGGCTCTACACGGGGTCAGCGAGGCTCGGAGTCATGGGCGATGCGGGCACGACCATTCGGGTTCTGCCAGCATGAAGCCCGACGAGCGAGCCCTTCTGCTTACCGCGCTGACCGACCGCCCCTCGCTGTACTCCGCGCCCGAGATGAACCACAAGCGCAGGGCCTACATCCTCCGCAAGTGGACAGAGCGTGGATGGTGGGAATACGGGGTGTCGCTGCGAACTGGCTGGCTGACTCCAGAGGGGACCGCGAAAGCGGAAGTGTTGCAAAACGTCGCAACGTCGGTGTAACGTCCGCGCGTGGATACCATTCAGAATGCAATGTCAACCTCCCCGCCACTTCCAGGCGATTCCGATGAGGAGCAGAGGCGACAGCAGTCCCTAGAGCGGCGGATGGTCCTTGAGGGGCGCTGGCTGGACTATCTCATTGATGAGATGCGGCAGCATTTTGGTGATCCGCGTGATCAGGTCATCGGCAAGCCGACCATGGCGCGGAACCTCGCGCGAACCGTCACCCGTCAAACCTCCGCGCTGTACAAGAGCGAGCCGACCATCAGCAATGAGGACGCGGCTGCAGCCGAGACGCTGACCGACATTGTGCGCCCGTCCATGCTCTGGCAGATGGGGAAGCGCCATCAGATGCGAACCATGTTCATCAATGACGGCCTGATGGCTGTGGACACGGTGGAGCGCGAGGGGCAGACGGTCCTGACCTACGAGTCCGTGCCGATGGACATGGTCTACATCGAGAAGTCAGCGACCGACCCGATGCGGATGGGGCGGCTTGTTCACGCGGTAGCGCGCACGTTCGAGAAGGACGGCAAGCGGGTCTGCATGTGGACGCTGGACGACTGGAACATCCACGACCCGGAAAACCCCTACTACCGCATCATCTTGCCCGGCAAGGATGAGGACATCGACATCACAAGCGAGGTGATTGAGGGTGCGCCAGAGGGCGGGTATCAGGGCTCGGACTTCGCGTGGCGATGGTCGCAAGGGGAGCGCAAGGGACTGCCGTTCATCCCCTACGTGCTGTACCACCG